GACCAAGGCGTCCCAGTGTGCCGCATTGTTGTGTGATGACCTGCGGGATTTGGTCAGCACGGAAAATATCCTGCTTTCCGATATCGCTTTGAATCACCTCGCCATCGCAGCAAAACTTGATGCTGACCTGGATCACCTGGTCAGCAGTCTGGCGCAAATGAAGGAGAAGCTATGAATAGCACTTGCATCGGTTGCGGCTGCGATGATCAGCATGCCTGTTCGGGCGGATGCCACTGGCTGCGTGTTGATTTAAAAATTGGCGCGGGCGTATGCAGCAGCTGCAAAGAGTTTTATTTAAAACTCTGGGATGAAGGGGGTGGCATCGTAATAAAACTCGCCAAGGTGAAATTTTCAACAGGTACTTATACGGCTCGCATTCATCAGGCGAGCGGATCGTGTACCTCTGATGCCAGGACGGCAGTGGAGCGCGCTGCAAAGCGATATGCCGACGCCAATCACTTGAGCTTCACCAAAATCTTGCCGGGTGAAGATGAATCAACCTGCTGCGTTGCATTTGAAAGGAGACAAGCATGAAAACCTATCACGCAAACCCAAATGATCCCGATGCTGTAGCCACTGCATTGCTGGATAAATATAGGGATCAAGAAAAAATTGAACTGCGCCCCGAAGTGCTGGCCTTTGCCCGGCTGATGGAGCTGCGCCTGCGCGAAAAGGATGCGGACAAGGGCGTGAACTGGAAAGGCATGAACCAGGACATGCTGCTTGTAGGCGTCGCCTCGAAATTCCTGCAACTGGAAGCCTCGATCAAGCATGACCTGCCGCGGATCAATCATGCCCGTCAGGCGGTCGACCTTGCCAATTACTGCATGATGATCGCCGATGTGTCGGGCGCGCTAATCCCCTCTCCCTTGATGGGAGAGGGTGAGGGAGAGGGTGCGCCATGACCAGCATCGGCACCATGATCAAGCGCATATCCGGGCTACACGGTACCCGTGATCTGACCGCATGGGAGAACAGTTTCGTCGGCAAGATCGTCGAGCAGACCAGGAATGGCGACCAGACCGCATCGCTGTTCCCGAACCAGGTGGAAAAGATCGAAGAGATCCACGACAAGCATTTCGCGGGGTAACCATGTCATCCAAACGCAGACTGCGCCGCAACCAGTGCGGCCATAAAAAGAAATACGACACTGAGGCGAAGGCGCGCCATGCGATCTACGTGCTGTCGCGCACGGCCGGCCCGATCGGGTTCATGAATGCCTACAAGTGCAGTTTTTGTTCGAGCTATCACATTGGGCACGCGGCTAATTCACACCAGAGGGCGGAACGATGAAACTCAGCAAAGAGCAGATCGAAGTGCTGGCCACCAGCCTGGCTCACCCATTCGGTAGCGGCGTCAAGCTGCTATGCGAATCGGTGCAGCTCGCGGAATGACCATGTCCAGCCAATACCCCGCCCGCTTCAAGATGCGCCGCAACGAGCTGGCGCAAATCCACATGATGGCCGAGCAGCTCGGCATGGATACCCGCGATCCGGACGAGAACAGCGAATACCGCTCGATGCTGTGGACCGTGGCGCGGGTGCGCTCGGCGGCCGCGCTGGATTTCGCCGGGCGCAACAAGGTGATCGATTTTTTGAAATCGCGCGGCGCGAAGACCGGCTTTGCCGGCAAGCCGCAGCACGTCAAGCCGGAACTGCAGCCGCTGATGGGCAAGATCGGCGCGCTGCTGGCCGACATGAAGCTGCCGTGGAATTACGCCGCCGCGATCCTGAAGACGCAGACCAAGGCGCAGGGACAAGGCATCGACAAACTGGAATGGGCGAACGCGCAGCAACTGCATGCGGTGGTGACGGCGCTGGTCAAGCGGCAGGACAAGATCAAAACCGAAACCCCTCCTAAGGCCCCTCGCTTCGCTCTCCCCTTGTCAGGGGAGGAACAAAGCGGCTCCTCCCCTGACAAGGGGAGGCCGGGAGGGGTTTGAGCGGAAATGAATCTCTCGCCCTTCCTCTACGAACTGTCCACGCGCATCGGCCTGCCCAAGGTGCTGGTGCTGGTGGAGCATTGCGGCGGCGTGCCGCTGTACGTGCCGAAGACCGCGCACGCACACACCAAGCTCGGCAAGCTGCTCGGCGTCAAGGCCGCGCAGGTGCTGGCCGACCACTACGGCGGCCAGACCATCACCATCGCGCTAAACGCCACCGGCGACCACGCCCAGCACCACGCCAAACGCCGCGAGAAGATCAAGGAACTGCTCGCCGAAGGCAACAGCCGCACCGAAGTCGCGCGCCTGCTGCGCACCACAGATCGAACCGTTAGAAAGCACGCGAACAAAGAGGAAGATGACAGCCAGCAATCATTGTTCTAAGGTGCGCGTTTTAACGAAGGGAGAGCGGCATGAAGAAACTGATTGCAATCGCAATGATGCTGGTGTTGGCCGGGTGTGGGGAAAAAGAACCGGATTCAAGGACTGTCGTTGCGCCTGCCGTTAGGATATGCGCAACCGATGAAACGCATGATCAGCCGCACACTTATGAGGCTGTCCGCGATCTGGCCATGAAGGGCAATTATCAGGCACAACGCAATTTGGCATTTGGCTACGCCGGAGGAATGCCATACAAGGGCCAAGATGAAAACACGATACTTGGCTGCGCCTGGTATAAATACATCATGCTTTCCGGCAGTGAAAAGGTAAACACTACCGATACAGGCAATGTGCAAGTGTACTGTGGTCGCCTATCCGCACAGGAACAAGCCGCAGCAGAAGGCCAAACGCAGGCGCTGATCGGTAAGTTATGCCGCTGAGCGTTCGCATTTTGATATTGCTTGCCTTGGCAATGCTGGCCGCAGACGCAGCGGCGCGATCTGCCGCAGAAGTCCGCGCCTTCAAGCACGAACATCCATGTCCGGCAACAGGAAATCATCGCGGCGCATGCCCAGGCTGGATCGTCGATCACATCGTGCCGCTGTGCGCCGGCGGCGCGGACGATCCCGGCAACATGCAGTGGCAGACCAAACAGGACGCGCTGGCCAAAGACAGGCAGGAATGGCGCACCTGCCGCCAGATGAAAAAACAATCGAAGTTGTAACGCCTCTCCCGGAACTCCTTCCGCCTTAACCCGCCCCATGCGCGCGCGTAATCTCGCGCCATGAATTCTCCGGCATCAACCCAACCCGAAGCGGTCCCGCACAGTTGCGGGACTTGCGCCAACTGGACGCGGCATAGCGACGAACGCATGGCCGAGCACGGCGAATGCGCGCTGCGCGAGATCGGCCATTACACCCATCGCTACACCGAATGCGTGCTCGACCCGAGCCGCTGGTCGCCGAAGCGCGAGGGGCACGCATGTTCAGCCTGAGCGAAACCTCGAAGCGCTACCGCAGCGGCGTGGACCCGCGGCTGATCGAGATCAGCGACCTCGCGATCCGGATCACCAAGGTCGATTTCGGCCACGGGCAATACAGCGGCCTGCGCAGCGCGGCAGACCAGCAGCACCTGCACGCCATCGGCGCATCGCCGAATTGCGACGGCGTGGAAAAGCGCAGCCCGCACCAGGACGGCAGGGCGCTGGACGTAACGGCGTATGCGGGCGACAAGCCGACCTTTGAACACAAGCACTACGCGATGATTGCTGTCGCTTTCCTGACGGCGGCGAACGAGCTGGGATACCGCATCAAATGGGGAGGCATGTTCAATGCAGATGCCGTGCACGACGGCGTGACCTACGGCTGGGACTGCCCGCATTTTGAGATGGGGTATTATTGATGCTCAAAAAACTGCTCGAACTCATCACCGGCGAGGACAACGTCACCATCGAGCCGGCCTATCTGTGGTGGGCCGTTGCGATGATCATCGGCCTGGGTCTTGAGGTTTATGCCGTTGTGTTCGGCAAGCCATTCGACCTGATGGCTTACGGCGTCGGCGTCGGCGCATTGCTCGGCATGGGCGGCCTGGGCAAGAAACTGGGGACCTGATGGACTTCGTCATCTATGCGTTCGCGTTCATCGGGGTGTGCGTCACCGGCGTGGCCGCGCTGGTCGTGGCGTTTTTTATTTTACTGGTGCGCCCGGAATGAGCTACCACAGTTGCAAAGGATATGAGCCGAAAGACGCCAAGATAGGCGATACCTACCGCTGTATCTGCGGAGTTGTGTATCGCCTGGTGCGCACATTTCCGTGGAGAAAGTGGGAGCGGCAAGCATGAACCCCTGGGCGATCCTCGGCGTGCTGGGCGCGTGGCTGCTGAGCCTGGCGGCGATGGGCTACTGGCAGCACGACGCCGGGCGCACCGCCGAGCGCGTGAAATGGCAGGGTGCGCAGACCAGGGAACTGGTTGCCGCGAACATAGAGATCCAGCGCCTCAACGACGCGGCGCGCGAAAAAGAACGGCTGCATGCGGCCAGCATCAACAACATTGCCGGCGCTTACGAAAGGAAATTGCGCGATGAAAAACATAAAACGGATGATCTTGTTAACGGCGTGCTTGACGGCAGCCTCGTGCTGCGCGACCCCGGTGGCGTTCAAGCCGGTTGCGGTGCAGCCGGCGAAACTGGCGCCGGTCCCGGCGGACATATTGATACCGCAGGAACCCGACTTTCAGCAGCGGCTGCTCGATTTCTTCTCGATCTTGCCGGGGACTGCAACGCCGTAGCGCTGCGGCTGAGCGCGTGCCAGGCGGTGGTGGTCTCAGACCGGAATTTAGAATTGGGAATTGAGAATAGTGAATTGAAAAACGTGGGTCAGAAATGACGAATTCACTATTCTCAATTCACTATTCTAAATTCAGGACATGACCCCGGAAGATCGCGCTCAGGAATTGGAATTGGCCGAGTACGAGCGCAACCAGAAAGCGGCCATCCTGCCTCAGCCGGCGCGCGAGTCGGCCAAGTGGTGCATGGGCGCGGGTTGCGGCGAACGCATTCCTGATGCGCGCAGGCAGGCGGTGCCGGGCGTGCAGTTATGTTTGAGGTGCCAGATTTTAAATGAACAACAAACACGGCGAGGGGCGTGACGATGGAGATGGAATGGTTGAATTTCGGATTTCAGGTGCTGCAATTTTTGCTGACCGGCGCAGTCGCGTTTTACGTTTATCTGTCGAACAAGGATAAGGTGACCAACAATCGCATCAGCAAGCTGCAGGACGACCTCGACGACAAGATGGACGGACACGTCGAGCGCATTGCCAAACTGGAAGTCCGCGCGGAAAGCGCGCTGACCCATGACGATCTGTCCGAGCTGCACGACAAGATCAACCGCGTCGGCGGCGACGTAAAAATATTGACCGGAGAATTTTCCGGCGTCCGCAACCTGCTTGGCACCATCCACAACCATCTGCTGAATGGAGGCAAGCAATGAGTTATGCCGAAGAGATCGCCGCCGCGCGCCGCCTCGCGATCCTGCTGGCGTTGTATTTCGCGCCCGGCTACACGCTCAACCGCGCCGCACTGCGCGCCCAGGTCGAGCGCACCGGCTACATCACCGGCGCGGATAAATTCAATGCGGAGATCGCCTGGCTCGCAGAAATGGAATTGGTCGAGTCGCCCGAATTCGATGTGGTGATCCTCACCGCGCGCGGGGAGGACATCGCGCTCGGCCGCAGCCAGACGCCGGGCGTGCGGCGACCTTCACCAGGCGAAACCGATCATGGCCCACGGTGACGATCTACGCCGCGCGGTCCGCGCGGCTTACGTTTTCGACCAGCTCTCGCTGGAAGTGGCGGCGGCCAAGCATGGCGTGCCGCATGCCACGGTGCGCAACTGGAAACGCGCCGGCAAGGAACTCGGCGACGATTGGGACAAGGCGCGTGCCGCGCAGATGATCGCCGGCGGCGGCATCGAGGACGTGGTGCGCCAGACGCTGGGCATCGTGGTGCAGCAGGTGCAGGCCACGGTGCAGGCCATCCAGGATGACCCCGATATGCCTGCCAACATCAAAGTAACGATGCTCTCTAGTCTGGCCGATGCATACAATAAATTGGTGTCGGCCAGCCGCCGACTGATGCCGGAGACGGACAAGCTGGCGGTGGCCACCGACGTCGTTAAACGGCTGGCGGATTTCACGCGCACCAAACATCCCAAGCATGCATCGGCGCTGATCGAAGTGCTGGAGCCGTTCGCGGATGAACTAGCGAAGGCATATGGCCAGTAACCATACCTCCCGCCGCGCCTTCCTCGAAGAGATCGGCAAGCTCGCCCAGCAGTTCCGTATCCAGATCGAGGCGGAGGTGGATGGCTTCGATCCCGATCCGGCTGCGTTGGCTGTGCGCCGGGCGCAGGCCGAGACAGATTTTCGTTTTTTCTCGCGCAGCTATTTTCCGCACTACATCAAGCACGCCGAGGCGGATCTGCACAAGTATCTCTACGCGCGACTGCCGGAGATCGTGGACAATGGCGAAGGCGATCACGAAGCCATCGCCGCGCCACGCGGCAATGCCAAGTCCACCATCGTCACGCAGATCTTCGTGTTGTGGTGCATCGTCACCGGCCGCAAGCACTACCCGGTGATCGGCATGGATGCGCTGGATCAGGCCGCCACGATGCTGGAGGCGATCAAGGCCGAGCTGGCATTCAACCCGCGTCTGGCGATGGACTTTCCCGAGGCATGCGGCCAGGGGCGCGTGTGGCAGGTCGGCACCATCGTCACCGCCAACGATGTCAAGGTGCAGGCGTTCGGCAGCGGCAAGCGCATGCGCGGGTTGCGACATGGCCCATACCGTCCTGACCTGTTCGTCGGCGACGACCTGGAGAACGACGAGAACGTGCGCAGCCCGGACCAACGCGACAAGCTGGAAAACTGGCTGAAGAAGACCGTGCTCTCGCTGGGCCCCGCCGACGATACGATGGACGTGATCATCATCGGCACCATCCTGCACTACGACTCGGTGCTGTCCCGGCTGTTAAAGAATCCGCTGTGGACATCGCGCAAATTCAAGAGCATCGAGCGCTGGCCGGACAACATGCATCTATGGGAGCAATGGGAAGAGGCGCTGCTGAACCTCGGTCCCGAAGTGGCGCTGGCGTTCTATCAGGCAAACAAATCAGAGATGGATGCCGGTGCCGTGGTGTGCTGGCCGGAAGGACAGCCGCTGTACAAGCTGATGGTCAAGCGCGCGCGCGATGGCCGCGCCGCGTTCGACTCCGAGCAGCAGAACGATCCGGTGAGCGGCGACGATGCGCCGTTCGCCAACAGCATCACCTTTTGGGTGAATCGCCTTGCCGAGTGGCGCTTTTACGGCGCGTGCGATCCGTCGCTGGGCAAGGCCGGTGCGTCGCGCGATCCGTCCGCGTTGCTGGTGGGCGGGTTCAACCGTTTCACCGGCATTCTCGACGTGGTCGAGGCGCAGATCAAGAAGCGCTTGCCGGACAGGATCATCGAGGATGTGATCGCGTTGCAGGCCGAATATCGCTGCGTGCTGTGGGTGGTCGAGACGGTGCAGTTCCAGGAGTTCCTGCGTTCGGAGCTGGTGAAGCGTTCCGCCGCGCGCGGCATCCCGGTGCCGGCCCGCGCGATACAGCCCAGCACCGACAAATTATTGCGCATCGAGACGCTGCAGCCGCACATGGCAAACGGATTGATACGGTTGCATCCATCGCAGACCACGCTGCTCGATCAGCTGCGCCATTTTCCGAAAGCAGATCACGACGACGGCCCGGACGCATTGCACATGCTGTGGATGGCGGCGCTGTCGTGCGGCGGATTCAATGAATATCAATCATCGGGCCGCCGCGTCGCCGCATCCGGCAGCATGGCCGGGTTCATGTAACACATTCCCTCTCCCGCTTGCGGGAGAGGGTCAGGGAGAGGGTGTATGGATAACACAACAGGATCTGCGCCGGCCAAGCCGGATATGAACGAAATCGCCACGACGCGCGACGGCCGCGACATCACGCGCGGCTATGTCGAGAGCCTGCCGCTGCTGCCGTCCACCGACCGGCTGCTGGCGCTCAAGGGCAACGGAGACCTGCTGATCTACCAGGAAGTGCTGCGCGACGACCAGGTGAAGGCATGCTTCGGCCAGCGCGTGCGCGCGGTGACCTCGCGCCCCTGGGAGGTGATGCCGGGCGGCGACAAACGCATCGACAAGCTGGCTGCAGATTTCATCGAGGAGCAGCTCAAGAAGGTTCGCTTCGACGATATCACCGAGAAAATGCTCTATGGCGTGTTTTATGGATACGCGGTGGCGGAGCCGCTGTATGCCATCGAGGGCAACCAGATCGTATTGGATATGGAGCGCGGCGGCATCCGGGTGCGCGACCGGCGCCGCTTCGGATTCGCGCCGGACATGTCGCTGCGCCTGCGCACCACTGCGAACCCGATGGGCGAGGAATTGCCGGACAAAAAATTCTGGCACTTCGCCACCGGCAGCGATCACGATGATGAACCCTATGGCCTCGGCCTCGCGCACTGGCTGTACTGGCTGGTATTCTTCAAACGCAGCGGCGTTAAATTCTGGCTGATCTTCCTGGAGAAGTTCGGCAGCCCGACCGCAGTGGGAAAGTATCAGCCGGGCACATCCCAGGAAGACCAGAACAATCTGCTGCAAGCGCTGCAGGCGATCCAGACCGACAGCGCGATCATTTTCCCGGAAGGCATGACCGCAGAACTGCTGGAAGCCACGCGCGGCGGCACGGCGGATTACACCTCGCTGTACGACCGCATGGATGCGGCCATCGCCCGCGCCACGCTGGGGCAGACCGCCAGCACGCAGGGCACGCCCGGCAAGCTCGGCAATGACGAACTGCAGGGCGACGTGCGCGCCGATATCGTCAAGGCCGATGCCGATTTGGTGTGCATGAGCCTGAACGCCACCGTGGTGAAGTGGCTGGTCGAATGGAATTTCCCCGGCGCGGCATTGCCGCAGGTATGGCGCAAGTGCGAGGACGAAGAGGACGCCAATAAAATGGCCGAGCGCGACGAGCGCATCAGCCAAATGGGATTCAAGCCCACGCTGAAATACATCCATGACACGTATGGCGGCGAGTGGGTGGAAATCAAACCACCCGCCGCGCCCGTAGGAGCCAGCTTGCTGGCGAATCCATCCGCGCAATTTGCCGAGCATGCCACCCCCACCGCGCAGGAAGCGCTGGCCGCGCGCCTGGAAACCGAATCCGCCGACGCCTGGGCCGCCGTGATCAACCACATCGAGCGGATCGTCGCGCAGGCCGACAACCTTGAAGCATTGCAGACCGCCCTAGTGGAAGCCTACGGCGGCCTGCCGCTGGAAGATCTGCGCAAGGTCATGGCGCAGGGCATGCAGGTCGCCGCGCTGACCGGCATGATGGACGCCGCATCGCCGTAGGAGCGAGCTTGCTCGCGAAAAAACCATTTTTACACCAAAAGGAGAACACCATGAAACGTTTTAACCGCTTCATCCTCGCCGCGTTGCTCGCGATCGCATCGCTGAACGCATCTGCCGGCGCGCTCAACGATTTTACCGAAAACAAACTCATCGACTGGTTTTTCCGCGCCCAGGCGATCGGCATCACCGGCGCATCGGCGGGCGCCGGCACCGGGCCTGCCACGCTGTACGTGGCGCTGTTCACCGCCAACCCGACCGACACCGGCGGCGGCACCGAGGTCAGCGGCGGATCCTATGCGCGCGTGGCGGTCACCAGCTCGCTGGCCAACTGGGCGGGCACGCAGAGCGCCGGCAGCACCACCGCATCGAGCGGCACCGGCGGCACCACCAGCAACAACGGCACGATCACTTTTCCGGCGCCAACGGCCAATTGGGGCGTGGTCACCGGCTATGCGGTATTCGATGCCTCGACTGCCGGCAACATGATCTTCTGGACCACGCTGACCACCAACAAGACCATCAACAACGGCGATGCGGCGCCATCGTTCGGCGCGGCGGCGCTGACGTTCCAGATCGATAATTGAGCCGTTATGCGCGCCGGTGGAGTTTCGCGGTCGGGTGGCCTGGCCACCGCCTTCGCCACTAGCGGCGCGCCTGTCGATGTCTCGGAGGCCGCGCCCCCTGAAATTGGGCAATTCCATATTGCATCGACTAGCTCCAAAGCATTCTGGGGCTACATGCGCTATGTCAATGCGCTTACCCATCAACTCGCCGGAACAGATGTAGAAAGGATTCAGGCTGCTGTGGATTATGCAAGTATTCGTGGGTTGATTGTAGTCATCCCGTGGAGAGATTTTACTGATAGAACTGTCCCATGGGATATAGATGAGGCGATCTTGCTGCCGGCAAACTCTATTATTCATCTTGACGATTGCTACTTAAAACAAACTGATACCTCTAGGGATAATATATTTCGATCAGACAATATCGGATACGGGATTACCAGCGGATTTATCATCAATCCTAATATTCATTTAATAGGAACTGGCCGACCAACACTAGAAGGCGCAGACAATCCCCGTGCAACCGGAGACGTTGCAAAAACACTGACGACCAGTGCCAATCCATCTTCTACAGAATCTTATGGAACCGATGCAGGTGTAGGCGGACAGACGCAAACCGGAGACTGGAGGGCTTACACGATCTATTTTGGATATGTGGAAAAATTCAGCATCTCCGGAATTTATCTCAAGGACATTCATAGTTGGGGCATCGTGCTGGAGCGTTCGGCCTATGGCAAACTCAACGGTAATGAAGTTTTTGCGAACGGGATGTGCGGCTCGCATGGGGGAATAAAAAACCAGGATTTGCTGGAAATCAGGATTGGTTGCCATAACATCGAGGTTGATGGTGTCGAGGGAGAAACCCGCGACGACGTTGTAGCATTGAATTCTTCCTCTACCGGAGGTTCACCGGCGGGTGCTTACGGCGAGTATCTAGTCACTGGCGGAGACTGGCGTTCAGGTACTCTGGATGAATGTCATAGCATTTCTTTCAGGAAAATACATGCCTACGGGCAGTCATGTCTGCGTATCATGGATAGCAAAGGTGCGAGTGGTCATGCCACCAGCAAGCCGGTGTGGGGCATAACGGTTGATGATATCAAGGACACAACACCAACGCATGTAGCGTCCGGAACAATTTTAACTTTTGCCAACAGCGCGTTAATAAGATTAGGATTGAATAATCGTTCTACGAACGGAAATCTGCGCGACATTACCATCAGCAACTGCGTGAGTTATATGTATGATGCGGTGCAGATTGACGGAGGGCTTACCCGTGCGGCGATTGCGAATATTGTTCAGGGAGATACAACCAGCGGGCATAGCGCCGTATACCAAACAGCCGCATCGCTGGCCGCAGGGTTTACGGCCATCGCTTCCACTGATGTTAAAACATCTAATCTGGTTCCCGCATAATGACTACACTCGATCAACGATTGGTTGCAGACGGTGGTGTATTCGCCGAGGTTGACACTAGTGGTCACTTGGCCGCTTCGTCTGCTACTCATGCTGATGCCACGAACTTATCTAATAGCGAGACAGCTTACCGTTATTGGGATACTACCGATGTAAATTACTTTGCGAAACAATTCTCAATCAAGGGAAAGTTGCAGGTAACTTCCGGCACTGCCGGTGGGCGATTTTGCATATCAGTCGGGAAATCTTTAGGGGATTGGGCTGGTGTAAATGAAGCACTTGGATGCGACTTTATTTGGAACACAACCAACGCGATCTTTACTGTTCGTGAAAGAAGCGGCGGGACGAATTATAACGGTAGCTCTAGCGTAGCCTTCACTTTAGCAACAGATTATTACTATGAGATAGCGCGGTATTCCGCACTCGGTGCAAAGGGTGCTTTAGTCTGTAATTTATACAGCGATTCCGGCTACACGACACTCGTTGCACGAGGAATCAAGGTAATAACGCAGACTGATAATAACTATCAGCATTTTTTCGACCTTCAGTCCTATAACTATACCGGCGGTACAGTTGTCACTGGATACAACGACAGCATTACGTTATCCGTTCCGGCCGATGGCGAAGTTCTTACCTCGGACACGAACGTAGGCGCAGCACTTGCGATTTATGATAACTGTATCGTTGCAACCGCACTTGCATCAAATGTTACGCAATACAACCAAAAGGACGGTGGAGTCGGATTCTATTCGGACAATTACACGCTTGAAGAAGCATTGAATGTCACTTCGATGGCTTCCGGTTCAACGCGGTTCGGTATTCTGGCACTGTCGAATACCCCCGGAGATACCGTAGGCACAACGGATGACAAGCACTTTGTCAATGTCGAGTACAACGCATCGACGAATTGTCATCTCACGATTTGCGAGCGTTCCGGCGGAGTGCTGTATCCATCGGCCTCATTTATAGCCTATACCTACGCCGATGGGCCTAAGTTCCCAAAACTTTGGAGAGTAACAGCCGAGGGAATTTATGGCAGGTTGCACTTGCAACTGTATAACGAACCGGAATGCACTTCAACGTATGGAAGCGAAATAACACATGATCTCCATGAGAATATCAATTTCCGCTACCGCAGTGCGGTAATGTCGAGCAGTACCGGGGGCACGGGGACTTCTACGTTCACGGTTGGCGGGATACGGACGTTGGTTTCAGCGCCAATAGCGCTGGCCGGCGACGCCGCCAGCACCGCCACCGCCACCGGCAATCTGACGACCGGCATCGCGCTGGACGGCGACGCCGCCAGCACCGCCACCGCCACCGGCGATATGTCCGGCGCGGCGGCACTGGGGGGCGATGCCGCCGGCGTATCCACCGCCACCGGCAATCTGACGACCGGCATCGCACTGGACGGGAACGCCGCCAGCACCGCCGCCGCCACCGGCGACCTGACGACCGGGCTGCTCAAGGAGCTGAGCGCGACGTTCATCGATCCTGTAACCGGGGAGGGGATCACGCTCGCGACGGTCTCGTTGCAGATCCGCGAGGAGGTGATCGGGCGGCTATTCGATTTCACGACCAAAACGCTGGTGACCTCCGGCGGCACGCTGACGGACACGGTGACCGATGCGGATGCGGCCAATTGGCCGGGGTTGTACGCCTACCCGTATAATCCTGCCTGGTTCCCGGACGGGACATTCATCTACCGCTTCACGCTGCTCGCCACGCCACCGATTATCGCGGAGGGCGAGTTCACGATCCGCAGTGGATTGCTGCGCAACGAGGATGATGAGTATGCGATATCGGCATATATGTCGACGCAGCATGCGGCAGCAGCCGTCGCGGGCCAAAAAGCCCGCATCGTCGACGGCGCGGTCACCGGCGAGGCGCTGGATTACAAAATGTTGGCCTACATCGCCGGCAAGCGCAGCGGTCTGGTTGTTCATCCGGCGGTGCCGGCGCTGGAACAGTATTTCCGCCAGGATGGCGCCACGCCGGCGATCGAGTTCAGCCCGGACGATGCGGCCGGCAACGGCACGCCGGTGATTTGACATGGCGCTGCGCGGGGGAAATTTGTTTGCGGGGAAATTATCGGCGGGGCGGTTGTTCGGCGGCTGGCTGCTGGCCGGTCCGCGCTGGGTGCTGCGCATGTTTAGCCGGATCGCGCGGGCGGTGGTGTTGCGGAGTAGGATCTGATGGCGCTGGATCCGCTCCAGCTGGAATCATCCGTCGCCATGACGGTGGCGGCCGGTTCGGTGGTCGCACGCAGCGTGGCCGCAGCGGCGGCGGTTGCGCGCAGCGTGGCCGCAGCGGCGGCGGTTGCGCGGGTCGTGCAGTTGATTTCTAAAATTGATGGGGAGGCGATATGAGCGATGATTTCATGTACCAGGGCGATCTCGGCACGGTGGTTAAAATTTCGATCCTGGAAAACGACACCGGCGCAGCCGTGGTGGTGACCGGCGCGACCGCGATCACGATCGAGGCACAGAAACCTTCCGGCGCGGTGGCGTCGTGGCCGGCCACGGTGGGCGCGGACACCACGTCGATCGAGCACACCATCGTGGCCGGCGACCTGTCCGAACTGGGCAAATACCGGCTGCGGCCGAAGTTCACCCTGGCGGGCTGGTCCGGCCGCGGCAAACCCGCGATCGTCGATGTGCTGAGCGACACGTGAGCTACAACCAACCCTTCGCCGAGCAGCTCGCGTTCTTCCGCCAGAAGCTCAACCTGCCCACCGAGCGATGGGACGATATCGCGCTGGCCGAGCACGACCGCGCCTTCATCGTGGCCGGCGCGCAGGGTGCGGATCTGCTGGAGGGTCTGCGCGGCGCGGTGGACGAAGCGATCGAGCGCGGCACCGGGCTGGAAGCGTTCCGCAAAAACTTCAAGCGCATCGTCGCCGAGCACGGCTGGACCGGCTGGACCGGCGAGGGCACGCCCGGCGGCGTGGCCTGGCGCACCAAGGTGATCTACCAGACCAACATGGCCACCAGCTATGCGGCGGGACGCTGGCGCCAGCTCAACGATCCCGATCTGCTCAAGATCCTGCCCTACTGGCAATACCGGCACAACGACAGCGTGATGCACCCGCGCCCGCTGCATGTAAGCTGGGACGGCCTGACACTGCCGCCCGATCATCCGTTCTGGCAAACCCACTTCCCGCCCAACGGCTGGGGCTGCATGTGCCGGGTGACCGCGGTGAGCAAGGAAGATTTCATGCGCGCCATCGCTGCCGGTCGCGGCCCGGCTAACGCGCCGACGGGCACCGAGGGCATCGACACCGGCTTCGGCTATGCGCCGGGCGCCAGCCTGACAACCTCGGTCGAGGGCGAGAAAAAAGCCCTGCAGAAATTCGCCGTTAAAAAGATCAGCGAACTGCCGCCCTCGCTGGCGCAGGCATTCGCGCGCGACATCGCCAAGCTGCTGGCCGAGATACCGGCGGACACCATCGACACCATCCTCGCCTGGTACATCGCCGGGCTGGTGACCAAAGCCGCCGCGCAGAAACTGGCGCAAAAATTAGGAATTAAGAATTTAGAATTTAGAATTTAGAATTGAGACCATTCCCTATTCACCATTCACCATTCACCATTCACCATTCTCAATTCACCATTCACCATTCGGAATTGATTTATGATCACCGTCACCATCACCGACACCGAAGTCGTCGCAGCCTTTAACCGGCTGATCGCCGCAACCGAAGACCCGCGCGGCGCGCTGGCCGCAATCGGCGAAAAGCTGGAAGAGCGCACCAAGCAGCGCTTCGAGCAGAGCAGCGATCCCTACGGCGCGCCTTGGGCGCCCAACGCCGACACCACGCTGCGCACCGCGCTGCACGGCAGACGCGGCAGCTTCACCAAGCGCGGACGTTTGTCGAAGAAGGGCGCGGGCCTGCTGGCCGGCAAGAAGCCGCTGATCGGCGCATCGAGATCGCTGTCCACGCAATTCTCCTGGCGCGTGGACAGCGACAACCTGGTCACGGTGTCCTCGCCGATGATCTATGCCGCCCCCCAGCAGTTCGGCGCGCGCCAGGGCGAGTTCGGCAAGGATAGCCGTAATCACCCGATCCCCTGGGGCGATATTCCCGCCCGCCCGTTCTTCCCGGACGTTGCCCGCGGCCTGCCTGAGGATTACAATCGTGACATCACCGAAGTGCTGCGCATCGCGCTGACCAGAGCGCGGGACGGTCGCTGATCCGCAGGAGCCAGCTCGCTGGCGAATTTGGAATTTGGAATAGTGAATAGTGAATAGTGAATTCAAAATTCGCAATTCGCCATTCGTGTTCGCCAGCGAGCCGGCTCCTACAAAACCGAAAATCGCAAAACGCCCACGTTTGCATATTTTTCCCATCGCTGCGCCCTGACCCACACCAAAACCACGCTGGTCGTTTTTAACGGGGCTTTAACGGCCTCTGCGTCGATTTTTTTGCCCTACCCGAACTGCCGGTTTTACAAAACTCCCCGGTTTTACATTTTCGACCCGTTCTGCTACCGTAAAAAAGAGTTCGCCCATTCTCCCCCGGAACCCCTTCCGCCTTAACTCGCTCCGCCGCCGTCATCAGAATGGCGGCATGAAAAAACCAAAACCGATCCATATCTTCGCGGCTGGCAAGCGTCCCGACTCGAACGGCAACGAGATCGAGTTCACCGATGCGATGCTGGCAGCAACTGCTGCAGCTTACGATCCGGCCAAACACGAAGCGCCGTTCGTCAAGGGGCACCCGAAGACCGACGCGCCCGCCTACGGTTGGGCGGCGTCGTTATCTGCCCAGGCCAGTTCTTTGCTGGCCGTGCCACGCCAGGTCGATCCGGTATTTGCCGAAGACGTAAAGGCCGGCCGCTGGAAAAAACGCTCGGCATCTTTCTATCCGCCCGATCATCCGAACAATCCGGTGCCCGGCGTCTATTACCTCAAGCATGTCGGCTTTCTCGGCGCCGTGCCTCCTGCAGTGAAGGGTATGCCGGATCATGAGTTCACCGAACCCGAAGCCGGCTTGCTGACATTCTCCGATGATATCGACGCGGCTGAATTCGCCGATTGGGGAGACATGCAGAACGCTTCGCTGTGGCGTCAGTTGAAAAACTGGTTGATCGGGGAAAAGGGTCTGGAAGTCGCCGACAAGGTGATCCCAGAATATGCCGTGGCCACGCTGGAAGACGAGGCGCGCAAGGAAGATGTCGCCGCAATTCCGCAGTTTACCGAAACACAAACCCAAGGAGACGAAATGTCCGCTGAAGAAAAGGCGCGCCTGGCTGCGCTCGAAACCGAAAACGCCAAACTGAAAACCGAGGCTGCCGCATTCGCCGAAACCCAGGCCAAAATCAGGCGTGCTTCGGTACATGCCGAACACCTGGCGTTCTGTGAAACGCTGGTCAAGGCGGGCAAATTGCTGCCGGTGAACAAGGATATCACCGTGGCCATGCTGGACTTCATCGCCGGCCACGACACCGTCGTGGAGTTCGGCGAGGGCGATGCAAAAAAGCCGTTACTCGATGCGCACAAGGCGATGCTGCAGGCAATGCCGAAGCTGGTGGAGTTCGGGGAATTGTCCGGCGCCGGCGATGATGCCGGCGGCACCGTCGACTTTGCCGCGCCGCAGGGTTACTCGGTGG